ACTCCACCCATTTCAGCGAGTTCAAGAGTATGAGTTCGATCATACGTTGCACCCACCAGGAAGAATAGAGACGCACCAATCAGACCGTGACTGACCATCTGAAGCATCGCACCACTCGTTCCGAGGGCACTGTAACTACCGATGCCAATGAGAACGAATCCCATGTGACTGATCGAACTGTATGCGATCTTCCGTTTGAGATTCCTTTGTGCAAAGGACGTGAGTGCAGCATAGATGATATTAACAACACCAAGGACGATAAGGACTGGAGCGAATACTGAATGTGCATCAGGCAACAATTGACAGTTGAATCTAAGTAGAGCGTACCCACCCATCTTCAAAAGAATACCTGCAAGCAACATGTGGACTGGTGCAGTTGCTTCACCGTGTGCATCAGGTAACCAAGTATGCAAAGGCACAATTGGAAGTTTGACACCAAATGCAATCAAGAATCCCGCATAACACCAGAGTTGGAAGTTCTTAGGGAATCCCTGATTCATAAGGTAAGTGTATTCAAAGTTCGGAGCACCGTTGGATGCCCAGAATCCCATTGCAAGTCCTGCAATAAGAATGAATAGAGAACTACCTGCAGTGTAAATAATGAACTTAGTCGCGGCATACTGGCGTTTCTTACCACCCCAGATCGCCAACATCAGATAAACAGGAACAAGTTCCAACTCCCATGATAAGAAGAATAGAATAAGATCCTGAACTGCAAAGACTGCAATCTGACCACCATCCATCAACAGGAGGAGAAAATAAAACAGTTTTGGTTTGAATCTAAGAGGCCACGCAGCAAGTGCTGCAAGACTAGTAATAAAACTCGTCAGAAGGATCAGAGGCATCGATAGACCGTCTGCACCCACAGACCAGGTTAGACCTAGTTGAGGTAACCAACTAATCCTCTCAGACATCTGTAAACCGCTTACTGAGGGATCATATCCATTCAGATACCCAGCAACGGTAATTAGAAACGTGATCAATGTGATTGATAGTCCATACCACCGAACAACTTTCCCGTCTCCTTTATCAGGTAGAAGAGGGATACCAAGTGCGGCAGCAATTGGAAACAATATTGGTAAACTCAACCAAGGCATAATATGGTTTACAAAGTTTCATTGTATATTATAACGCAAAAAAATAGGGGTTGCAACTGGATTTTGCCAGTTGCTCCCCTGCGGCGACGATATTCGCTAGTATTTATTCAGGATGTATCATGGTAACATCGGCGATAGTGACGCCCAACTAAAAAGAGATAGTACCGATCCCAAAACTAGAGTTGAAATGGTTAAGTTCATTTCGTGCGATCTCCGTAGTACATAATTATATAGATTATACTGTATCAACATGATACAGTTCTGTATAAATCGGCACAAAAATCTGTCAGAAAATCATAACCAATCTTTTCTCTTATAGTGTTCGGGTACAACCTTGCCTAGTTTGATACTCAGTAACCCATCTTCAAAGCTGACTGATGCAATCTCCTGATCGTCTGAGATTGTCCATGCTCTCTTAAATGATCTTTGAGCAACTCCACGGTGGATGTACTGATGGTCATTCTTCTTGTCGTCTTTTGTCCCCTCGACAAAAAGTTTACCATATTCTGTGTAAACATTGACTTCATCTTGTTTAAATCCTGCGAGCGCTAATTCTAACACTGTCTCGACATTATTTAACTGTATCACATTATACGGCGGATAGTTTTGCGTACTTTCGTGAACTTTAAAGAGTCGGTCAAAGTATTCATCCATTCCGATGCTGTTCTTATTCAATCGTTCTAAGAGCGCAGGAAGGTCTGACGCATTGAAGCGCATTAGGTCTGTCATGTGGTTCTCCTTTAATAAGCGAGTAACGTTGTGTGGACCCCGAAGGCATCCAATACTATTTAACCAGAGAACGAAAAAAAGAGGTAGGGTGACAACCGTACCTCTTTATATGGGTTTCCGACTTTTGAAGCGACCGCACGAAAGATCGCAATATTATTTATGCTCGTTATAGTGAAAGTTATAATCAGTCAAACCCATGAATAACTTATTTCTCATATACTTCACAAATTCTTGTTCATCTGCGGGTCTCCTGGGAGAACCTGGCCAGATTTCTAAGTAATGATCCAAAGCTCCATGAAGAGTACGAACTGCATTAATATCCAGATCAAAAGTCATCATCCATCCATCTTCTTCTGGTTCTGGAAAATGCAGTTCTTCTTCTTCATTCATGGTGTGGGTTTCTTTTTCTTACCGATATTATACTTGGATTCTAGAATCCAGTCATTCTTATCTTTATATGATAACACCTTTATCTGGTTTAGTGGTGCAACATCTAATACAGAATCTGGATTCAAGATAGTAATCAATCCCCAATCGGATAGGAGATTGATGATACGATTCCTACGCTGCACATCATTAACAGTAAGATTAGCATGTTTGCCGTCCAATGCAAAGAGCTCTTTGAAGTGAACGATATAATACTTACCCTGTTTGTGCAGGATGTGACAAGATTGATAAATCTTTTTTTCTTTGCGGGAGGCGACTCCGATACGAGTCAAGGTCTCTCTTACTTTTAGAAAATCGTCTGGTTCATTCAGAACCACTTCGATCATTTGGTCTTGTGACCAAGAAACCTCAGGTTCAACAAAGGCACTCATCTTTTACCTCCAACATCAAGCTTTTCTTTTATAAATGAGATTTGTTCTTTGGTAAGAATCTTCAGAGCTTGTTGAGCCTTTTCATTACTATAACCATAGTATGATTTTACTGCATCAAGGTCATTAATCTTATCCTTTTTTAGCCACGGAGAAAATCTTTTCCGTTTCCTAACGGTATTTATAAGAAAGTCATATTGGAGACGAGATGGTAGTTGGTGATTGACATTCATCTCGTTTGCAAACATAACAGTGTCGATGAAACCAGACAGACACTTGTTTACAATGAAGGGAGGATACTTCTTTTCCCATGTCGGATCCTCTTCCGACATAAGATTTTCTTTTGTAAAATTAATGGAATTCAGATAGTCTTTCAGTTCGTAACTCATCGGATAATATCAATCTCATCAGGGTTTGAATTCCAAGTCTCTACCTTGGTGCGGAGTCTACCTTCAGACTTCAGTTTCTCATATCGATTGGATGCTTTCTTCTTCCACCACTTAATCAAGTTCTCGGTATGGAACTTTTCATAATTTTGGCCAGGAGTAAGAGTTTCTTGTTCACCCATAATAACTTCACGAGCGTTGCTGAATCCATAATCAGACATGTAGAAACGTTTTTGTTCAGTCAGATTTTTTGCACTTACAATCGCAGTTGTGAACTCCGCAACCTTGTGAGAAGGTAAGCTTTTTTTGATCACTGCGATCATCTTCTGTTGGGTTTTGAGTTTGCGACTGGATGCGTCTTCCTTCACCAGACTCTTGTCCCCATTGCGTGCTATGAACCATTTGTTTAACTCCTGAAAGATCTCATCATGTAGGAGAGGCGTGAAATCACTCTGTGTGAGTCCTTTATATCTCATGTATGGTTTGAGACCGTCATACTGCGAGGAGGACTTTGTAGACCCGTAGAGCGACGTTGTTTCAAACAGACAGATGTCTGCGTCATACTTACTATTTAATGTCTCACGGGCTTGATGGGAACAACACAGGAGAGCCAGGAGTTTACCACCCAGATAGTTGAAACCGAATGGTTGAGTCGGGACAATAATGAATCCCATGATCGCATGACGATTGAATCGTGTCAGTTCAGGAACACTACCCAACCACTCATTGCGAGGTTTACTATTAATAGTAGGAGAACCAAATCTACAGAATCCTAGGATCTTATTTGTATTCATTTCTTTGACAATCCACTTCAAGGACTTACCAGGAATGGAGTCTTCAATAGCGTGAGATGTAGTGACTTGCAATCTCTCGCTAAAGTATTCGTTACTAAAACCACCCTTGACACCTGCAGGATATACTCGGATATCCATGTCTTCGGGGTGCATATCAAATGCGTCAAACATATCATCCTCTGGACCCATACCCAGAATGGATGTTTGCATTTGACTCATTCGGTCAAGTTTCACATTACGCAGATATTCATCGATACGTCCCATGTTAGAGAAGTAATCGATGAATTTGTCAGCTGCATAAATTGCATCATCAAGTTCTAATTGCATATCAAACAATCAATTTCTTACTCTCAGGAGTAATCAACTTACTCCCAAACATTTCATTATACTTCTTTCCGACATTTTCTTCAACTTCTGCGACGTAAACTACATGTCGCATATCCATTGTAATCTCAGGGTTTTCTTTACTGATGACCGTTGCCCAAGGAGCGAATCCTACATTCTGAGCACTAGGAAGAACTACAAGACCATTCTTCACAGTAATAGTATTATCATCCCGTGAAACTAGTTCTGCAATAATCTCTTCACCCGTAACGATACGAATAAGTTTTACATCAATCATCTTTCTTGTACCTCAACTCGAACGGAATCGTTTTTAATAACATCTACAATGTTTACATATGCCCATGCAGTAAAAACCTGAGGGACAATGAATGCAACCATTGCGACAATCCAGAACCAATAATAATAGTTCTCTTTAGTCTGTGTCCTTTTCTTCTTTTTCATTTGAACTCACACTCCACCATAATTTCAGTCAATGCTGCGAGAAGGTTTATCTCCTGATCCGCCACAAATGCCACTTGATACTGATACTTAGCAATAACAAGCACAGCAGCAGGAATACTATTCGGAACCAAGGAATCATAACAAGCATCGTAAATACGACGCAGAAGTACAGTAGGATCATTGTCCAGGTTGTTGACACACCATTTACGTACTTCGGAAAAATTCTTTTCCTTGAGGTATTTAACCAACGTGTTAGTGTTGACATCAGAAAACTCCGTCAAAATTGCAGAATCAATCTTCCCACTTGCGGAGTATCTTTGACACTCATTCAACACCCGACGCCAGTCTGGGAAGTGTTTGTTAATAAGTTCTACCAGGACCTTGTTATCATATTCAACACCTTCTGTATCCAGGATTTGTTGGATGCGTCCGAAGAACTTTGCAGCGATGGCGGGTTTTTGTTTACCAGTGATGGAAAAGTCAACACAGGCGCACCGACTGTGGAGGGGTTCGATGATCTTGTTTTTGTAGTTACAGGTGAAGATGAATCGACAGTTGTTATAAAACGCCTCAATATTTGCCCGTAGGAGGAGTTGTACGTCGTGGGTTGTGTTGTCAGCCTCGTCAATAATGATGACTTTGTGCTTTGCGTCAGATGCAGATAGTGAGACGGTCGAAGCGAAATTCTTGGCCTGATTCCGTACCGTGTCCAGGAATCGTCCCTCATCGGATCCATTGATGACATAATAGTCTACTCCAAGTTCATGACAAAGAGCCTTTGCAACCGTGGTCTTACCAATACCAGGAGGACCAGAAAGGAGAAGGTTGGGGATCTCTTTCTTATTTAGAAACTCCTGAAACATCTGTTTGGCAGAGTCAGGAAGAATACAATCTTCAATGGTCTGAGGACGATACTTCTCAACCCAAAGAAAGTCAGTTTTGTTCATAATAAATTAAACCCAGTCAGGTTTTCGTTGTGGCATTCGCAGGTAATTATCCTTTACCCAAGGTTTGGATGAAATATACATTTTATACTTCGTGTATATATCAACAGTTTCATCATACTTGAACTCATCAGGCCCTGCAAATATGAAAGGCGTAGGTTCTCCACCGCGACCTTGTGAATCTACACAAGGTAGAATCTCATTTGCAGCCTGAAGAGTATTGAAACAGGTATGTGGTTTACCATACCTCAGTGAATATTCATTGCATAGAGCAAATCCATGAGCAAGTAACCATCTCCAGTTACTCACAAAAGCATTTGCCCAGATAGTGCATGGGTGATTACGAAAGGCACCCTTCTCGGTGGCATAGGGAGTACCATCTGCCTTGGGAAGAGTGCCGAATCCGTGACCCCATTTGTCAGAGCATACAATAGCAAGCATCTGACAAGTCTCCAGTGGCATCTTGACAATATGTTTGTCAGGAAGAACCTTAGCCGACTTCAGGGGATCAGGGTCAGTAACAAAGATGTTCATAATGAAAGTTGAATAATCTTGGATGCATCAATCACCGCAAAGAATGTTTGAAGTCCAACGACATCCCAAGTTTTGATTGAGATGGCAAATGGAAGCATGAAGCACCCACCGATCAATCTGAATGTACAACCAATTCTAACATCCAGATAGAGAAGAAGGAAGTAACCAATCAAAAGACTGGCACTTCCTATAATACGCAATCTATTTGCGTTCATTCATCATAAGTAGAATCTGGTTCCAGTGCAATGTAATACACAAGATTTTTATCTTCAGAAACGAATCGAGAAAGTAGTTTGCTGGAGATAGTCACGTTGTAAGAACCAGGGAGGATCTTGATATTCTCAACCTTGAAGTTGAGACAGAAAGACGCAGCAGTTTCACCAACCACGACAGCATAGTCATTGGAAGTATCGTTCTTCTTATCACGAACAACGATCTTAACCACACCGTTCTCACCAATTACAGAAAGATCGGGAACACCATAGACTGCAGCAGCCTTCAACAGTTTGTCCAGTTGTTGAGTATTCAGTTCAAAACTCACATCCTCGGAAGGCAGAGTGATGGACTTGTCTGGAGGAGTAACGATGACTGCAGGATCTGCAAAGAAGTACTTAGAACGAGTCTTACCCTCTCGGATAGAAACATAACTTTCATTCTTGAAATCCAACTGAGGATCTTGATACAGCGACATTGCGTTCAAGAACTCATTCAGATTGTAGATACCGAAGTCGCGTTCAAACTCTTCGTCAACGTTGACTTCTGCAAGAATATTTTTCATCACACTGATAGTGCGAATAGTCTTGCCTTGTTTGAAAAGGATAGATTGATTGATACCCGCAAAGTTCTTCAGAAGGTTGAGGGTTTTGTCGGAGAGTTGCATATTAGTTGTCATTGATTGTAGGTTTCGGTGATAGAGTTCTTGTCGTTGAAGTGCATCAGGAGGACTGCATAGTGGAGAATCTTCATGATATCTCGACGTGCAGTACCTTTCTTATCATATCGAGATGCATACTTCAGGATGTTACTACGACAGAAAGATTCACCATCACCACAAGCTTCAATCAGATCCAGAGTTTGAATCTTGTCGTCACCAGCAGAATAGTGAGCGTTGTATGTACCAGAAATATATTCTTTCAACTCTTGGAGGATAGTATCCTCACTATATTTGTATCGATTGGGGTCTTTGTTCATAGTCAAATCAATGGAAAAATCACTCTCGGTATCAAAAGTAATGTAATCAGCTCCTGCACCACCGAAGATACCATCCATATCAACAGGTTGTGCAGCACCAATCAGAGTGTCTTCAGAGAAAACACTACCAGTGAAGGTAATGGTGTCATCAGACATACCACCTAACGTAGTCATTGCAGTGTTCATAATGTAACCTCAGTAATTTTATCAAGAAAAGGGAACGTCGTCAACATTCTCAGACGGCATCTGGAAGTCAACATCAACTTTGTCATACAGTTCCATGAAGGACTGTTTGGTTTCATCATCAAAACGATTCAGACAAACCTGCATCGCTTTGGCTTTGTCATTAAAGATTGAATATGCCTTGACAATGTGAACAAGACGACGGGTACTGATAACCTCTTCGATACCACCATCATAGAAGGTTTTACGAATAATGTCTGCCCAGTCAGCAAGACGTTTACAGAACTCAGAATCGTCACAGATCTTGTTCAGAATCTTAGTTTCGGTAGCTACAGTAGGATACTCCTGTTCAAAAGTGACAGGGAATCGTTCTAGGAACGCTTCGTTGAGCACGTTAGTTCCAATGAATCGTCCGTCGTCTGAACCCTTACCCTTAGTGTTGGCTGTGGCAATGACGTTGAATCCACTTGCAGGAGAAACCCATCGTCCGATTTTCTTAAGGAAAACTCCTTTCCCTTCAAGGATACTTTGGAGACAGAGAATTTTGTTACTAGCGAGGTCGATTTCATCAAGGAGCAATACAGCTCCTCGTTCGAGGGCTTCAATGACTGGGCCATTGTGCCAGACGGTGTTACCATCAATAAGGCGGAAACCGCCAATAAGATCGTCTTCATCGGTTTCAATAGTGATGTTTACACGGATAAGTTCCCGACCCAACTGAGCACAGGCCTGTTCAACCGAGAACGTTTTACCATTACCCGACAGACCCGTAATGAACGTCGGATAGAACAATCGCGATTGAATAATCTTGCGAATATCGCTGAAATTACCAAACTTGATGAAGGAATCATCTTTCTGCGGGATAAGGTTTTGTTCAATTGCAGGCATAGCTGCAGGTGAATTATAAGTTACTTCCAGATCCTGAACTGTCTCTTTTGTAACTTCCAGGTTCCACTTCCCGTGACCTGCCTTGTAGTTGGCAAGACGACGGGAAACAGTCTGGTAACTCATACTATTCATTGCACACCAGGCTTTGATGTCAGCACTGGTGACTGATTCTCCGTAGAGATCTTTGAGAGAGTCAATCAGTTGATCGTCGGTCATCTTGAGGCGAGTCATGAGTTGTGTCGTTTCAACAAATAAATTATAACGCACTTCCTCCGCCCTGGGACAGTCTATGGACGGTTCCTCAACTGTCTATCAGATCCTTTACCTTACCGTACTTCCATCGATTCCAGTAATCATACAGAGTTACTTCGATTTCAGGATCAATCAAATAAAGATTGAACAGACATCTCTGTTGAGCAAGTTGAACCTCAGTATGTCCATACAGAAGATTTGTTGCGTCTGTAGAAAAGATGTTTGATAGATTTACAAACTTTTTACCTTTACCTGTGAATATCTTACAGAACTTATCTGTTTCTTTATAGAGATCAACCTTCTTGAACTCCACATTGCAAGCTCTGAACCATGTCCAATAATTTATAAAGTTTTGAGATCCACCAAAATAATTTATAGTATCTTTCAGTGATTTGATGAATGAAACATCTTTGAAGATAGTCATGTCATCATGTTGATCACCCTGTTCATCAGGAGGAGTGTGAGTTTTACCAATCCAAGTGAAGTTTTCTTTATATTGGAATGTCTTCATACACTCAAGTAGATTTAGATGTCGTTTACCCAAATCATCTTGCACAAACCCAGGTGTACTACCCCACTCATATAGATGTCTATACCAAGCGAGACTTCGTTGATTAAAATCGTAAACAACAATTTTAGATTTTGGATTAAGTTTCTTTTGTCTGAAGAGATCAAAAATCTTAAATCCGCTTGCAGTATTTACAGCAAGATCAAAAGTACCTTCATTTGATATACGCATATCCTCACTATTAAATAACCAAATCTGATCCTTTACAGATAAAGCGTCTTCAATAGATTTCTTTTGATTCCAGTTCTGACTATCATAAGTAGTCATAGTTTTCAATGACTGTTCATATCGAGCAGTCTCATGTTCTGGATAATGGTAAAACTTATTATGTCTTAGGGTTTCATTCAACATAACAACGGACCAACCACCTTCAAACATTGCTTTGAGAAGTTCCCATCCCTGACCAGCAAATGGTTGTTTAGTTCTTTTCTTATCTTTATTAACCCTTACCCATAGAGGGGTATAGTCATGATGAAAGTTCTCTTCACTTCTTTCCAAAACAGGTAGGAGTTCTTCAGACTCTCCTTGCCATGTACCAAAGTCGGGTCTACCAACTTCTTTCCATGCATAAAGATTGACAATAAAGAACTGATGATGAAGTTCTGCCCAATGATCTGGTTTCATTAGACAATGACCAGCAACACCAAAGTCTTTATCCTTCATGATAAAGTTTCGGATCTCTCTATCATATTCAAAACTTTTAAGAATAGTTCCTGCAGCGAGAACTACGCAATAATCATACCCAGCATCTGCGGTTGTCTCTAAGAGTTCTTTGATAGAGTCTCCAAAGAAAATATCAGACTGTTTGTGTGCCCTCTTGAGATAGAACAAGGAAGAACCTTTGAATCGAAGATACATTGCAGTATTCTCAATTCTATCAAGTTGATTGTAGATCCCGTAACAGATCTTTCTATCCTTGTCTTCCAACCTCATCTGAAGTTGTTTATATGCACCCTCAACCAACTTAGGGTTTACATCCCCATGGACTATGAAATGATACCTGGGTTTATTACTATTGTTATAAACGGCATGAGTGTTTCCAATATCCAAGAACATTCCTCTGCCTTGTTTGAATGGAACTTCCCCATGATCTTTGAAGTAGAAACCACATCCCTGTGGATTATTGATTGCAATGTTTAAAGGTCCAAAGATTCTACCTTCTCCATCATCATGCGGCATGATGTGGCCACCAGGTTCAATCTTCATGATCCGAACTCGATCAAATCTACGATACCCAAGTTTCTTCAAGAACTTCACACATGCAGGAAATTTTTCACATGCACTCGTCCAACGATATTGATTTGGACTTCCGCTATACTGATCATAATTTTCAGTGGCATCTGGACGTAGACCATGTAAAGTCAACCCCTTCCACCCTTCATGAGAATAACTGAGGTGTTTGTCTTTTTCCCTATGTCCAACGAACATGTCATCATTTTGAACACACTCGCGATACATTTCCGCAAAATTGTCCTTAAAGTCTATACTTAGATAAGGCCAATCCGAATCCCAAATATCTTCAGGTAAGGGTAATGTGGGTTCCCACTCGTTAGATTTAGATGTGGAAATAAATTTTTCAAGAATCTGATTCATCTTTAATTTCAATACCAATAAACTCTTCTATCTTAGAAAAGACTTCAATGTTCCAACGTTTTTGTAATTCTGGATCATGTCTCCATGCATCCAAGTCTGGATTAAATCTCGTAAAGGTTTCATCAATAATGACTCTACCAAGGTGATACCTACCAAGAGCAAGTTTATCCCTATCGTGAATGGGAATCATTGCCCTAGTTTCTTCATCTTGTTTCAAGTACCACTGATAAAAATCTTCTTCCATACTCTTATACATGTACGGTGTTTGGGAGAAATTCAACCAACACTCAGTACTATACAAGGTTTGGATCTTTACTTGGTCATTCTGAATTACACGAACATCATCGTCACACATTGCATGAGAGTAATCTTTACCTAGGGTATTATATCCAAGATATAAAGATCCCCAAGCAAATTCACTATCTAAAAATAATTTATCTCCTTCATCAAGTGGTTCGCCTGGATATGGAGGATATATTGAACAAAGACAACTATAACATGGAAACATATCAGGAGTTGTCTTCATAGCAATCTCAGTGATATGAATCCATTCATTTAAACTCAACCAAGTATCATGAGCTTCTTCACTAAGAAACCTTTCGGGATCTAGGGACTCTTCACCATACTCCTCAAACATCTCATGGAGATGATTCAGTTTATCCTGATCGATTTCACTAGGATCTCCCTCCAACAAAGGAAGTCGATCAGTCTCATATAGTTTGTTGATATGAGATACAATACTGTTTAGTTTGTTTTTTAAGTATGGAAGATCTTCAATATTCTTATTGGTAATTTTAAGATTTAGATATGCATCATCTTCCTGTTCTTTTATTCTGATTTGTTCAATCCACTTTTCTCTAAGACTATTTGGTTGCAAGTCAAAGGTGATTGGAAGGATTTTACCACCCTCCATCCTGAAATAGAATACTGCAAATTTCATAACAAAGATTCAGTTTTTACTTTTTGTCCTCTTTTTTATCTTTTTTCTTAGTATAAATTGCTCCTTTACCGTATTTCTTTTCGATGTCTGCTTTTACTTTTTCTACCGCAGACATACCATCATACTTCTTTTTCTTACCACCAGTAGGACCAGCTGCGAACTTTGGTGCCTTTCTATAATTGGTGTTACCGTCAACACCACCACGCATCATGCGTTGGTCTCTTAGACGGTCTGCTTCTTCCTCATTAATTTGTTGGAACCAGGACTCCTCCATGTTGAGAATAATAGCGTTTGCTTCCTCATCGGTAGTTGCAAACTTTTTCTCTAGAAGATAATTTTTGATAACTTCGTAAGTTTGGAGGGCGTCCATGGTTCTCACTGTTTTCTTTTATTTATTCGTCTTCGGATCCAAGTGCTTCAGAATCAGCAGTCTCCATACCTTGACTTTCAAGAACTTCGGGTTCTGGTTCTACAACTGGTGCTGGTGCTGGAGTTGGTGCAGGTGCTGGTGCTGGTTCACCACCACCCAATAGTTCTCTAGAGAGTCTTCCCATGGGTTTACCTATTGATTTCGTAATATTTATGCAACCAGATCAACGAATTCACCAAGAACTCTCTTGTTCATTTTCTTAGAATTTAGAGACTTTTTGAAAGCACTTTTGATCTGCGCCTTGGTTGCGTCTTCTTTCACTTCAAACTCAGAATCTGAGGAGAGTGCAGTTGAAGACAATCCGAAATACTTTTGATATCCAGAACCGTCGATAGAGAAAGATTTGTTTTTCTTCCACTCTGCAAGTTTATCGTAGTAACCATTTCCACCATAGTATCGACGAATGAAACTACTTGCATCTCGACCATCCA